TTTAAGATCAATTGCAAGATCACCCCAGTACCAATGCCCTTTGATAAGACCCCCTGAATAACCCACCATCTTCAGTTTAGGCGGTTTATCTTCAGCAAGTTGCTCAACTACTGCAAAACAATCAGGGCCAGTTTCTACAAACCTCATTGCTCCTCTTGGTATCTCGTTTTCCATCTTACTTTCTCCTATTAGAGGTTATAATAGCAAGGAGGGCTAAACGGATGGACTGGGCACCCGTCTGCCCTCCTTGCTGTGTTCCAGAAGTAGTCGGCCATTACTTCTTCTGGTTATTGCTTTCTTTTGTTGGTGCAGGTTTAGGTTTGCCAGGTTCTAATTTTCTCTCCTGTGAACCCTCTGCATCTGCCCCCAGCTCGTATTTCAGCTCGGGGTATTTGTCATCCTCAGTAGCCTTTCTAAGCCTCATCCTGGGATAACCTCCCATCCCCATCCTACGAGCAACTTCTACATTCGGAACCCCCATCGACTCAGCAACTGGTCCATGTTTGACTCCTAATAACCCTCTTGCTCTGGCTTCAAAGTCAATGACTTCTGATACCGGGAATGATATTTCAATGAGTCTTTCTGGTGCTCTTTTGACATCTTTGAATATTGGCTTCTTTTTCTTCCATCCAACAGCTTCCCTAACTGAGAATAACTTTGGAAAAGCTTTATCACCTAACATAGCATTTCGCAAGAAGAAAATACTTCTCCAAAAGTCATATTTCAACCATCGATCAAAATAAGCAATCTCATCTGATACCCTATCAGACATGGGTCCACGAGATGCTTTCACAGCAGCAAACGTTCCTTTTGAAGAACCCGTCATAATATCATCAGGTTCATTCAAACCTGAGGCTACCATCTCTTTAATGTCGGTATCTTCTTCTCGAATTTGTGGTAATTGGGGATTTATGACTTCTACAGTCATGCCTGGGGGAAGAACTAAAGAGGAGCCAGGTGTCTTTTTAGAGATAATACCTGTCTTCCTTTTATCAGTATCATCCATTGCAAGCCATATTTTAAATGACCTGGGGTCTTCTATCTTGAATACCCAAAGATAAGCTCCAGCAGATTTCTTGTGGTCAATTTCATACTTCTTGAGGTTTTCGTAGTAATTCAACCATATTAGAGTAGTTCGTAGATGGGAAGCTGCCCTTTTCGTTACAAAACCTTTGTCCATCGAAACTATGAACCTTTTGTAACCACCAAATTGAGAATGTATTTTCCTTCGAGAACGTACACTCTTTTGCAATTTTGGTGCCCAATCCTTGTGTTTTGATGCTATAAAACGCAATTCAGGGTACTTGGCGATGAAAATTGATGGGATTTGATCAGTTAATGTTCCCCCGACACTTATATTGTAAAATAGAGGCAAATTGGGCTTATCTGGGTGAAATAGGATTCCTGTCTCACTATCTCCCTTATCGCAGATAGTTCCCGGGTCCACAAAGTCCACTTCGGTGAAACCGTCGTCATGGGGGGATAAACAGAGAAACAATTCTCCTTCGATGTTGTACCTTCCCATGTATTTTGGCCAATAGGTATACAGCCTGTTTCTCCAATCAAGTTCGATCTCATTAATCACCTCTTGTATATCAAACACCTCTGAAGTTATCTCAAACCCAAAACCAGTTAACCTTCCTACTAAGCCACGGACAGTTGTGTTGATGTGTGGGTTATTATGGAACTTCCTCCAGCATTCTTCTTGCAACTGGGCTATGTTCGCCTGGTCTTCTTCTTTAGTATATTTGCTATAAAGTGGGAAGTTGTCAGAATCAACAGCACCTACCCCTGATGTCTCTTTCACATCATATTGCCAAGGTGCTGAAAACTTCATAGCGGTAAGAAGATCATCAGGCATGTCTAACAGGTATTGCGTAGACTCCTGGGAAAGATTACCAACAGCTAAAGGTTCCATTTTGACATCCTATTTATTAACAAGTCATGATTTCCTCATAGGTTTAATAGATGGTGTGGTAAGATATGTGCTTCACATATAGTATTTTGGGCCAGTTGTCAAGACTTAATTTAATATTTCCCAAGGAGATTTCGATCACTTTGATACATTTCCCCAAAACTAATCTCCCCTTTTCTTAATCTGAAGTCATCCACACCTAAGGTTCTTCCACCATACATATTCCATGCAATTGAAAACATACAATCATCTTGTATGCCATGAACCTCTTTCTTCTCAGGGGAGCCAAACCACTTTTCATCTGGCTCATGTATGAAAGAGCCCATCTCCTCTTCAAGAATATCATCTTCTTTTGAACCTGGTATACTTATCCAGGGTGTTTTGAATCTGCCTTCTTTAGCAGCTAACAAAAGCTCCTTGAAAGAATCTCGCTGTCGATCATATGTGGGAAATATAGGCTCGAACTTGATGTCCCTTTCTTCGCACCAGTCAGCTACGTTCCAAGCACCATATCGCTCTGAACAGAAAGTATCAACACCATCGAACTCTGAAGCGGCAGCTTCTAACATGTACTTGACCGTATCTAAACTATGATCTTTTACAGAAGCAAGATGCAACAAGAAGTATAAATACTTAGGAGCTGTCCCATCAACTGCCATTCCAAGAGATGGCATTGTCTTACTTCTGGGAAGACCTTTTGCCATAATAGTGAAAATAGTTCTGGCAAGGCCCCTTGTTGCATAAGGATCGCCAAAGTCAACTCCTGCCATGATAGCCCAATCAGTATCAAACTTTCTGCCAAGAGCATCTAAGTGTTCCCATGTTGCCATCTCTGGATTGTTAAAGTAGTTAGATAAATTGTACACGGTGGTTATTGGTTCAAACCGTTTCATAATGACATCGATTTCACCAGCTGTCTTAACAGCACCATCAGAGAAGCCCTTCCCTTGTGTATCGGACATAACTTCCATCAAGTGACTCTTTCTCTCTAATAGACTATTCATTTTAACATGGTTAAGAGATTCACCGTCACAACCCAGGTAGTGCATTTCTTCTATCATTGTTGGAGTGAATACTTGCTGAACACCCGCGCTCCACAAATTCATAAAATAACGTTCGAACTCACCAAATGGAAACTTAGCTGCATAATCGTTCAACTGGTCTGCATCCATGTTGGGATTCCAATAATCATCAGGATTAGCATTCTTGCTATACCTGTATGAAAAGAAGACTGTTCGGGTTTTACCTTTCAAGGCATTGATATATAGTTTGTACAATAGATGGGTTTTGGAGGATACTGTTGAATCGATCACACCGAAGGCATTTGGGATATTACGAATAGAACCATCAAGTTGGACATAGAACTTTGGGTTCTTCATGTCAAAGATTTCTGAGAATGTGTATCCAGTGATATTGGAGACAATACCTGAAAAGGATGAAATTGATCGAACAAGGGAGCGTACTACATTATGTTCATCACGAATACGGATCTCTTTCTCCTGGATATTCTTACGACCCACTTCCATCAGCAATCTGGGGCTGTTCTGTATTAGCTCCCTCATAATATCATAATGGACAAACTTCACCTGGTCTTTACTGTTTGCACCAAGCATTATCATTTGTCGTGGCCAGTTGAAGAATTTCCACAGTTGAATCAAACAAGCCAACAGGGACTTACCCTCACCCCGCATCCAGCATAAAACAATCTGTCTGTAGATAAAACGGTTGTCCTCCATTCGTAGGGCTTCAAGGCAGATTTCTTTCTGTTGATCCCATATGTGCTTATAAGATTTCCCTGTCTTAGGATTGAGTGTCGATGGTAAATCGCACATGGGATAGAAAATAGGGATGTCTTGCCCTTCAGGGTAGATTGGGACACAAACCTTATCGTCACACCATTTACCAAACCCTTCTCCCCCTTTTCTGTATTCTGCCAACTCGTTAAATTCTTCGACTTCTTCTCCACTTTCAATAACCTCCTCAAAAACACTTCTTCTGATACCTAATTCTACCATAATGACCTCTTTATAGAAGCTTGTTAGTTGTTGCCACTTATCTGAGGCATAGTCTACTATGCGTTGACAATGAAGTAAGTGGTTGTGTCGCTCCCCGCTACGTTCCTTTAGGCTCCTGCACTATGTCTGTACTTACTTTCTGCTTGCTGTTCATCATGCGCTTATAGAAAGTGCTGCTTCCTCTATGCAGGTTGGGTTCTGGGATACCATCTCGTAAATCACCAAGATCAGGATTTGCATTCCGTATACTAAGTAACCCTATCTTCTCCCACATGATTTCAATCTTTAAGGCGGTATCTCTCATCTCCTTATAAATTGGATGGATGCACATTGTTCCACGGGATGTCTCATATGTCACGCTATCCACTCCAAGCTCTGCTATCTTTAACCTACACCACATGCTATACAAAGGAACAAGATGTGACCCGATCTTGAATAGCATCACTTCATCCAGGTCTTTGATAGCTCCCGTAATTAACCCAAGCACATCCCGGACATAGGTCAACTGGGTATAGCACTTGTTCCCTACTGCCCTGGTACCATTACCGGAGTCTAACCCTTCTTCTTCCTTATGCTCCCGCTGCTTGGTCAAAGAAAATTCGCAATACCTGAATGCCGGGCACAAATTATCTGTACAATCTGGCACAGCATCCCAGGAATACAACTGCTTATCCTCAAACTTCCCTTTTAGCATGGACATCGACTTTCCACTCTTAATCTTATACGACTGCGGCAGGTGTGTGATTCGTGCCATTTTGTCCTCCTATCCTGTGTTCCATTATATGATAAGTTCCTTCGCTATCTCAGAGAATCCATCCTTATTTACTGGTAATCCCCCGCTACCTGGTTGATTCTCCTCCTTCAGAATCATATCCCTCATTAAAGTACACTCCTCTACAAGCTTTCTCCTTCTTCCAACATGAAGGATACTACTTTTATGGTGAAGATCCAGGAGTTGTGAACGGAGTATCCAATAGCTAAAAACATACTTCAAAAGGGTAACGGTTTGTGGGTCTGATTCAGGATTCTCAATGATAGCCCTGGTCTCAAGGTTCATAGCCCTACTCCAGGAACCCCACTCCACAGACAAGCGGCTGGTTTTCAGTTTCTTATGCATATGGAACTGGTTATCGATGATGTTTATGTAGTCAGTTGGTGAGAGTGTGATAACTGGCATGGTAAACGTGGTATCCGTGGTATCAGAAGGTGACACGGTAGGTGATAAATTCGAATCTTTAACTGTTGGCATGGTGTGTCTCCTGTGGAGAGTTGGAGGTTAACGGCATATTCGCTAATTTGGATCCGCAATTGTGGCGAGGACCCCATGACGCTCGCAAATGAACGAGCTTCAGATAATAGTCGGGGTTCATTAACTGAATGATAATCAGTAGTTGAATGTCATTCATTAAATGTTGGCTCATTCATTTTATATATGATAATCATTGACTAAATGGGGTTCATTAATTGACTCCAACTTATATAATGAGCTGTCGTCAATACATATCTAACATTCACATAATGAAGAAGATTCATTAAAAACATGGCATTTATATTATGAATAACTGATAGTTATTAACTGAACGTGCTTCATTGATTGAATAACACTATAACGAATAGCATGGCACTCATATACTGAAGCTCATTCAGAATGTCAATAACAATTTATTAACTGAAGCTCATTCATTAATTATAACTCATCTCTAATAACTGAATTGAGTTATAGAAATTATAATCACTAATCAATCACTATAGACTGATTCATTCTAATGCTGAAATATACTTTGACATAGCATTTGACAGCATGTATAGTTGTAGCTCATGATTATTCAATAACGATTAATCATTTAAGCATTCAATAACGAATTGAGAACGAAACAATTCAAAACAGCTAACGATATGCAAGATACAATCACATATCAATCAGTAAACATAACAAACAAATCTTAACTGATTTAATCACTTATCTGTAATGCTGTTTAGATTCGAAAGTGAGTCAATACTATGACTATCAAAACAGCTATAACAGACAAGAACGAAATCGAACGAATTAATGCAATCGTCAATCAAAATAGAAAGCTTATAGTGAACGATAAAAAAACATGTTTTAATCATAGACTTTCTTGTATCAGTGCAGATATTGACTTGTCTTTATTCGTTACTGATAAGAGTCAAGCTAAAACAGCGCAACAGATTGCACGTATAGCGCATACAACAGCTAAAAGAGTTGAACAGCATATAGCTATAGACTTAACGTGTACAGACAAGAAATCGCGCATTGACTTGAAAGCTAATGTAATAACTATCAACAAGAAAAATGCTGATAAGAAATATTACATAAACGTTAAACGTCTTTATGCTAAGTAAAAGCATTTAACAGCATTAACTAAAATACTAATCAAAACAGCATTACAGATAAGTGATTAAATCGAAAGTGAGTTATTATGTCAAATAAAGAAATGCTAATTGCAAGATGTCTTGACAGTCTAACAACTATTGAATACTTACTTAAAGATAAAGAATTGTTCTTGTCTTTACATGCTGAACAAATCTTTTATGACTTACTAAAAATTGAGCGTTATTTGCAAGATGTATAATTTGAGCGTTACTAAAATGCTGATAATCTGATTATCAGCATTTTTTAGATAGTGAAAATGAATCTCATTCAGTTATTTAATAGTGATTTCAATTAGTAAAGAGTAATTCAGTTATTATAGCTTGCTTATAAAACATGAATAGCAAAACAAAAAGTAAAGACTGATTTATTTAATGAATCTCATTCAGTCACTAAATCAAATTTATTAAATAATCCCGATTTATTCGCTGAAGATCGTTTATTCGCTGAATTTCATTTATTTAATGATTCCGGCAATATAAACTGAAGCACATTC